TCAAATTGCTGGTCTGCACTGTTGCAAAGCGGAATTGCGTTTTTAATCCCACCAGCTACAGACGGACCTCCTGGCTCTGCAAAATCCTGTGGTTGCCATTGTCTTGGACCGAGCGGTACCTTTGCAGGTCCTATAAAAAGTGGCTGGCCACCAGGGGCAGATTGCAAACTGGAGTAACCAACATATGCCCCAAACTCACCAGGCCTGCTAACCTGAATCGGTCGCACTTCTATTGTTGGACCCTCTAAACGCCAGTCAGTAGTGGGCTGACCCTGCTCCTCCATCTTTTCAGGCTCTAAAGCCTCATATTTTACTTGCACATGCCAAAGGAATTTGTCTATGCGTTTAACATCATATTTGGCTGCAACTGCGATGCCATCGTAATCTGTGCCGAATTCATATTCTGTGCCTTTTTCTGGAATTCGGTCTGTGCCATCATTTGCGGCAGCTATATCCTGAACACCGTGGTCCTCTGAATCTGTTTCAACTAAAAAGGCAACAGCATAGTTAGCCTTTCCGGCCTTGTTAAGCGTACCGCTCCAATCCTCTGTGCGTCTAACTTTTGTAATAGCCATTTAATCCCTCTATGGAACCAGATTAACAACTGGTAACGTGGCACCTGTGTTGTTCGCAATCTGTGATAGTAGTTGATTTGTTTGCTGCTGCAATCGCAACACGTGCTGTTGGTATTGCTGCTGGGCTTGTCCTTCACGTTGAATAGACAATCTAGCAGAAACCTCCGCCATAGTACCAAGACCGACAGCCTCCACGGACTTAAGTGTGTTTTGAATCTTCTCTGCAATATTAGAGGCTTTAATAAGCTGTTGTATAGCCTGAGCCAATCCCTGATTGAATGTATCAACGTCAATGAATGTCGAGCCTGTTAAATCGTCAATCGTTGTTGCAAGCTCTACAAGCCCTGTAACAGCTTCTTCAAAGATCTGAATTGGTGTTCTAAATTGTTTTTTAAGAGCTTCTGCCTTTGTGCGTAACTCCTGCATTCGCTGTGCATGTACAGCGGCAGCCTCTGCTGCATTTAGCTGAGCAGTCATTTCCTGTTCTAGCTGTGCGGTTAAGGCTTGTGAGGATGATTCTGCCTGGTCCATAGCCAAACCAACAGAAACAAATAAACCTGTAAAACCAACCAAAGCGGTTAAAAACGGATTAGCCACCGCCAGCAGAGCAATCTTGGCTGCGAGTTGTGAAGCGAGCAACGCATTTACCGTCTTTAATACGACCGACAACATCTTAAAAGCAGCTACTAAAGAAATCACCACAGCAGTCAGAGTACCGATATTCACAATTAGATGCCTGATGAAAGGCTCTGTGCTATTAAAGGCTGCAATGATTTCCGTCATTATCAAAATTAGCGGAGTCAACGCCATTGAAAGTGTTGCAGCAATCGCCAGCTTGAAGCCATCCCACGCTGTAGCTAATTCGTGTGTTTGATCCTGCCAATCCTCCATCGCCTGCAACATGTTTTCCGAAACAGGACCGTGAAGATACTGGAATCTGTCAATAAGCTCTTGTATTGCATCAGTACCCTGTGCAGCAAGATTCGTTAAACTAATCCCCACCTCATCACCAAACAGCGTCACAATTAACGCTGTTCTGACGCTAGCATCTTGAAGTTTATTCAGGGCGTCAAAGATCATTAGCAGCTGCGTGTCTGGACTTTGTGCAGCTAAGTTATTAATATCCAGGCCGAGCTGTTTAAATATATTTGCTTGCATTCCAGTAGGGGACATAATCGCATCAAATACAGCTTTTTGTATCTTTGCCAGAATCTCCGGCACTTTCTGTGCATCCACGCCAAACTGTTGCATCGAAAACTGCAAGCCCATGAATTGGCTTGTGAGCATGTCAAAACCTCTGGCGGTTTTAACAATCTTATCCATTTTGGCTGAGAGCTGATCCAGGAATGAGATCATTTTTTTGAAGCCAACAAAAGACGCAACAGCTTTGATTGCGCTTTTGCCCATTTCTTTTAGATCATCATTTACCTTTTTAGATTTATCGCTGAAACCCTTCAGATTACCGCCGCTTTTCTTCATCTTCTGGTCGAACGGCTTTGTGCGAGCCGTCAAAGTAGCAACCATAGATCCGAGATTTGCAGCCATGTATTAACCGTATACCGCAGCAAGCATTGCCTGCTGCTCCTCAATCGTTAATTCACCAGTTCGAGCCGTTTTACCTTTCTCATCCACGCCAAATTCATACTTTGGCACATAGTAATCAAAATCAACCATCTCACTTTTTTTAGTAGCAAGCAGGTTTGAAATGACAGAGCAAATGTAGCTGGTTTGCAACCACTCATCTCCCCAAGCCTCGAACTTGTGAAAATAGACAAACCACTCATCAAACACGTCCGCAGGAATCACCTCAGCAAGTCCATCCACGTCCCAGGTTCCACACATCCGAGCTAATCGGAATAAGAACCTTCTTCGTGGATGCTGTCGGAGTTTTTTTCCAGGTCATCCATGTCTGAATCCGTGAAGCCGGTATGCTCCATTGCTGCCGCTGCGAGTTTCTGGCTCACTTTGCCATCAAGCTCGCTAAGCTGTCTGAGATCTGCATCAGTCAAAAGACGTTCACCATCAGAATCAACCAAAGTGGCAACCAACAGCCGCCGCCTTGCATCATCTTTGATTTTGCCCTTTGCAGTCAGTATAGACTTTTCAAAGCGGGACTTTTCAGCCTCTGTGAGGCTTTGAAGCCTAAAAGTGACATCACCGCATTTGATTTCCGCATATCTCCGCTTAGTCATTCCAAGCAGAGCATCACGGCCAGCAATTTCAATCGTCGTCGCCATAATTCACCTCGTCATCTTCCACCACAGCTGGCGGCTGTGTTGGCTTTTTTGCACCTTTTCCAGTAAACTTCTCAGCCTTCTCTCGGATTTCCTCAAGAATCTGTTCAGGATACCTCCTGACCATAGAAATAGAATTGTTACGGCTGAGATCCAGGTAACCGGCATGAATGCCGTTCACTCGAATCATCTTAACATCAGTAATGATTTCGACCAGCTCAAATGAACCGTCAGCCTTTTCTATTTTCTTTCGGGCAGGGTGCGCCTCGATTTTAATTTTAGCCATCATTAACTTCCTGCGGTAAATGTAGGTTCAGTTACGCCGTCCCATTTAACATTCATGCGGCTCATCATTACGCCATCAGCTGTAAGCTCTGGTGATGACCAGGAGCTTACAAAAGCTGTGCCTGCAAGTGTGGCCGCTGTGGATTGGCCGCTTTTTAGTGGGAATGTGACTGTTACAGTGCCAGCCGCATCTGCAATTGGTGGCTGTGAGTCCGAGTCATAATAAAACTCAGCCTCAAAGTCACCAGGCTCTTGAAGTGAGCCAGCAATATATTCTTTAAAGTTAGTTGAATTTACTGCTGTGACATCGTGAGCCTCACGTGTGAACGTTGTGCCACCGATGCTGCTGTAGGTCGCAGTGAATGAACCAATTGTTAAGGTGGCAGAATTACCTGTTTGAGCCATTGTCAATTCCTTATGAAGTCGCTTCAGTTAATATAATTTTGAAAGTTAGATTTGTTACAAATGTAGCCTTGTCGCTGGAGTCAATTGGGTCCAGAAATTGATGATCCATCGAATCTAAAAGGCACACGTCAACAGACTCATCACCAAAAGTGCCGCTTTCCCCATCCAGTGCAAGCCTTACTTTATCTCCGAGGTCCTCGGAATCAATATGTGTTTCTGCGAAACAACCAACTAACACACGAACCTCTGAAAGCCCAACCGGCCCAGTTAATCCTTGAATGTGATCGCTTGTAACTTGCACATATGCGATTGCTGGCAACGTTTCCTTCTGGCTTAGCTTATCTGGTCGAATTCGAGTGCCAACAATATCAGTTACATTTGAAACAGTAAGCAGCTTGGATCGAATTGCAGGACCGGCTTTAGCCATTCTTCTTCTTCTGCTCCTTCTTATAAGCCTTTACAACTTCAGCTTCAAACCTTTCACGCGCCTTAGATTTTATCTTTGAACTTGCCGGAGCTGCGCCTTCTTTTTGCCCCTCACTGAAGTAGTTTGTTCCTGCAACCCAATAGCCACTTGGCTCACTAGACCAGGCATATAATTCATGCCCTTCCTCAACTAGGTGCGCGTGAGGAGCTATGCTGTAATCATGGCCAACACTTGCTCCAATAATGCCTTTTGATGCCAGCTGGGAAGAATTACGCCATTTGCTTGAAGGTTTGGTAACAAGGCTTTGTTTAAGAGGACTTTTTTTATTTGCACCTGCTCTCCGGGCTTTTGTACTTTTCGACCATAAATCCCTTGTTCCTGTTTTTCTGGATTCTGGTGTTTTCTTGCGAATACTCTTTTTTATTTCAGTTGCACCTGCTGAAATTGATGAACGCATTACACGCCGCTGAACACTATCCGAAATTGCCTCAAAACCATTAACAACTTGCTTAAAATCTGGAACCTGTAATTTGACTTGTGGCATCAGGCATCCTCCTTGCACATCAACCACAGCTCCTGGTGCTTATCATCTTTGTTAAGTACGCTATGTATGTTAAGGGTCCGCGTAGCCAGATCATCCGTAAACTGCACACGCATCTCTGGCTTTGGCAGGTTGCCACTCGTTCTCGGTTTGCGAACAATCACCACAGCGTCAACTGTTGCATCAATTCCAACACCGCGCATAGTCTCACTGCCGCCTGTATCCATGACCGAACCGGCCACGGTTATCAGATCCGTCCAGGAGTCTGAGATCTGACCGGCAGCATCTGCTGTTGTGCCACGCTGCTGAATCGTCACCCTCTGCCTTAGCTGACCGGCTCGTAGCATGTGAATGCGTCTCCGATTTTGAACTGATTGGCAAGTGATTCAACTGCCATTGGCACTTCTGTGAAGCTGCCATTGCTGACCGCTTCGCGATTTGCAAACCAATGGCCGACTGTGAGCAGAATTGCCTGCTTAATTCCGTCAGGCACATCAGATGCTGACGCATAACCTGCAACAAATCTAACAGCCACTGTTTCAGCTTGAAGTCTGGCAGCAGGCCAAACCTTGTCATAAACAGGCTCAATAAATCCTGGCTCTTGGTCTGTCACAACCGAATAATCGGATGATGAAAAGGTTTGGGAATCACCATTTGTGTCTGTGTAAGTCACACTAGTCACACTGGTTAGCTGGCCCTTTGGTATGAATAGCCGCCTTCTACCAGATGGGAATCTATCAACCTTCAAATCATAAGTGGCTAACATAATTTGCCGGTTTGTCATATTTTCAACATGACCAGTAGCTGCTGAAATTAGACTACCAACGAACGTATCATAGTAATCATCATCAATCGCCAAATGCGTTTTTGCTTCAGCGGTTGTCACTGGATCTGATGTAGCTGCTGTGTTGATGGATAAGCCGTAGCTCATTCTTCAGCCTTTTTGTTTTTCTTGGGTTTTACAGCCTTGGCTGGCTGGCTCCGCTTGGGAGCCAGCACAGCTTCAGCCATATGTCGATCAATCAAGCGTTCTGCCACTTCAGCAGTCACCTCGATAATATCTCCAGCCGAGTAACTAGCTCGGTCTGAAACCATTGAAGTAAGCAGTTTAACTTTCATAGGTCTATGCCTGTGTTAATTTCTTGATTGGATCTGTTCCGGCATCCAGCACTAGGCCATCATGACGGGAAAATGCTACGAATCCGGTCTGGTCATTGTCTCTGTATCGTTCTTCTAACCTATAGAGACGAATGGAACCAGCATCACGGATGATGTATTTGGACATGTCGCCAAATACAATCGTGACTTCGCCGGTAGCAATGCTGCTTGCCATGTCCTGGTTGACTACCACTGGGAAGCCAAGCAGACGATCTGGCTCAGAAGCACTCAGGCCTGGTTGCCAGAGGTACTGGCCATCAGAATCTTTGAGCTTACGAATAGCCAAAATTACATTGTCGTGCATCATAAAGCCAACACTAGGACCATTTCGGTAACTAGGATCGACACTATGAACAAGATCAATGATCTCATCAGCAGTGATTGCTGTTGCAGATGCAGCTGTAACGCCAGCACCAGCACCAGTCACGATACCTTGAGGCTTGCTGGAAGCATCGCCAGTGGTGAAGTGTTCAGCCGTAATACGACCGATCCGCTCACCAAGCATCGCGCCAACTTCGTTTGCTAGGTTGAAGGCACTGTCAGCCATCAACTCAGCAGAAACAAGAACACTGTCAGAGCTATATTTGTAAGCTCCAAGCGTTTTGCTTCCAAACGTTACAGCAGTTTCAGTGATTGCAGCGTTTTCAGCAAGCAATCGGCCTTTGTTGCCGGTGTCGTTTACAGTTGGCCAAGGAATGTTGTTGCCGGAAGCTGTACGCAAAATACGAGCAACTCGGCGAGGACCGCCAAAGGCAAGCATTGATTTTTCAAGCTCGTTTGAGAAGCCCTCTGGGACTAGATAGCCACCAGCAGAGTCTGTTCCAACACTTTGCGCTCGCGACTCAAGAACACCACCAAACCCTGCTTCACAGTAGGCAGGAGCCTGACCGGAAAGCCGGATCTCGTAGGAGCTTTGGCTTGGATCTACGCCACAACGTTGAGCAGCTTCTCGGTGTCGCTCGGTAATGTCGATACCGTTCTGGTGCCTTGCCCATGCCTGAAAAGCAAGCTGGCGAGTTTCTTCATTGATTGGAGAAGCTGCTTGGCTTGTTACTTCACGCTTTGCCTTGTAGCTTTCAACGTCACGAGCTGCACTGATTTCACTCAGTCTAGCTGCAACGTCAATCTTTTCCTGCTCGGCAGTGATTTCATTAGCAATTGCATCATATCGTTCGTTGACCTGCTCCCAGGTTTCACGATCTTCAGCAGACCATTCAGATTGGCCATCAGCCAATTCTTTGAGTTGTGCAGCTAACTTGCCGCGCTCCTCTTGGAGTTGTTTAACATTGTCCACGGTTGGACTCCTATAGTTTGAGTCCACCACTTGGCAGCGCATAACAAAAGCGAGCTTCATGGTGGTGATATACAAATCACGCTCCACGCTTACTCACTTCTTAGCTTTCAACCTGAATTTATAGATGCTGCCTACTTGCCGGATTGCGTTCAGCCGTTCATCTACTTAAATGGTACGCAACTATTGATAATTATCAATGGTTATCTTTGTTCAAACACATTGCGACCGACCGGCCTTGCGACCGGCAGTGTAATCGGATGTGCAATGGCTTTATTGAATGTTCCATCGTCTCCACCGCCCACAGCGGCTCCGGCCTCAAGATAGGCCTGAGATATGTAGATATACGACCCAGTGCCTTCGTTGTCGTTGTTGCGGAATCTTACTTCTAAATCAGACCAATCGGTTATGTTGCCAGCTTCGGTCGAGGTAAGCGTAAAGTCGTCAATTGTTGTGAATGACGACCCACCCCAAGCACTCGCGCTGCTGTAATTTTTGGACGCAATCGAACTACTGCCCTCGTAAAGCGTCACACTGCCAGTAATATTAGTAAACCAAGCCTGATACGCTTTGCTGCGAAACACAATTTTAACGGTCGAGAGATCCGCTGGCTCTGTAATATCGCTCAGGCTAAAGCGCACACTTGACGTACTTTCGCTCCATGACGAATTAAACTTTATGTAGTCGGTGTCGTCAGCGGTATCTTCGTCGATGAAGCTATACAAATCCGTTGTTCCTGATGAACTAGTAGTCCATTCAGAATTGCGGCTTACGTCCCCGTCTGGTCGTGCGTATTGGGTCATGTTCTGCTGCTGCCCTCTGAGCCAATTGTGAGCCAGCCATTGATGCTGGTTGAGGCTCCTGCACTCGATACAGTCAACCGCACCTTACATGGATTCAATTCAAACGATACACAACCGGCTGCTGTAAGGCTTGCATCACCACCGACCGCAACCCATGTTGTGCCATCATCTGGACTTACTTCTAGAGCAACTGTGCAGCTATCAAATGTGCCACTAACAAACATGTGGCCAAGACCACCCTCCCAAGTTTGGGCAGAGCTAGAGCCATCGGCAGTCTGTGATGTGAATTCTTGTTCAAATGTAGACAATTTCTAATTCCTTAAATCAAACCTAAATCAATTAGCCTGGCTCGCACCTGCACAGCCTCTAGTTCATGGCCTTCACGCTCCAGAGTTGCAGCCAGTTCCTGCATTGCTTCTTCACTCCGCAGGCCAGTTGTAGTTGCTGTGTATGCAGGATATGTCACAGGACCTACGTCAAACAGATCCAAATCGTTGAGCGTACGCACCCAGGTCTTTGATTCTTTTTGTCTTTCTAGCGTTGAACCATCAGTTCTGACAGTAAACGCAAAAGAGCTGCCGGTTATGTCTCCGCGCTCAATGCTTGTGACCACATCACGGCCAAGCTGTGTATCTGGTACATCAATTGTGTACCTCAGACCGATTTCATCCACTCCAAGCCGGACCGTTCCAGCAGCCACACGGCCAAGCACGAAATTCTTATCGTGATTAAACAAAGCCCGTGCATCATGGGATTCTTCCAGAGCTGAATCAAATGCACCAGGCTCAATCCGTTCAACGTAATCATCAGCAAGCCTGAATTCTGTGCCTGGTTCTTCGTCTTGATAAAACACGGCAGCGTATCCGGTAATTTGAGGTGATCCATCATCGGATCTGCTCACGGTAATCTTGTGATTTTGTGTAAATCTCTGTTCCATCAAATCAAATCCTTTGCTGTGGTGATTGCTTCCGCTTTGTATTGTTCCAAAATGGAGTCTACAGAACCCCTGAGCTGATCCGGTTGAACGCTTTGGAGTATGTCGTTTAGATTACGATTCAGGCCAGAATAGAATGAATCAACCAGTGAATGATGCAAATCAGCATAATCTCTTGAGCTAATCGAACAATAGAGCTTCAATTCGTCATCAAAACGCTGCTGAAATCCTGGCAGAGTATCAGTAAACATCTGTTCATCAATCCAAGAACAGAATCTATTAGCTTTTGCCTTCTTGCATCGAGTTTTAACCTGAGCAATCACGCGCGTAATAGCTGCATCAATTGCTTTGTTGAGGAGATCCCTCATTTGCCGCTCATCATCAGACTCAACCTGCTCATCATCAGACTCAACTTGCTCATCATCTTCAACCTGGTCATCAGAGTCATCATCCGCATCTAAATCATCGCTATTCGCCATATTCAGCGGTTGCATGAACTTATCACCAAGTCCATCATCCCTGGGATTCAGTCCAAGAAAAGCTCGCACTTCATTTGGGCTTACAATGCCGTTATTGATGCCGATTTGCCCCACTTCATACTGCGTTTTGATGTCAGCCTGAATGAAAGCCCCAACATTATGCTCTGCAAAGTGCGTCTGGCCCTTTTGTTCATCCGTTGTAAGCAGCTTCAGCCAGACCTCAGATGCAATGGTATTAAGCCAAATGCTCAAACTGGAGTCTAAATAGCTGCGATTTTCCTGCTCCAGGCTGTTGTATGAGCTTTTTGAATCATCACCGAGCTTATGTGGTGGCAGATTAAAGAACCTGGCGATTTCCTTAACAAGCTCTTTTCGGACTGGTACCATCTGAGACTGCTCAGGAGTGAACTGCGCCTGGTGGAATTTGGCACCATCGCGGAGCAAAACAGTCTTAAACGAATTATCAACGCCTTCATAGGTTTTGCGGAATCCCTGTTCTAGTGTGTCACTTGCCTGCTTGCTCATGCCAAGCGGCACTTCCAGAATTCCACCAATCCTTGCACCATTTGCAAAGAACTTGGATGCAAACTTGTTTGCTGCCAGAGCCTGTGCAAACGTTTCACGCGCTTTAAATATCAATTCGCAATCTGCATCACCTGCAATGCTGATATTCTCCAGGTGCAAGATTGAGGAAGCAGGAAAGTTAAGCAGCTCGCCATTGATCTCAGTAACATAAATCACATCACCATTTGGCATAATGCGCGGTGCTGTTCGGTCCGGCAAAAGCGGAATCATTTCAAGCGGATTGCCAAATGGGTCACGGTCAATCAGTGCGTAAGCATTGCCCCAGATCAAAGCGTGTACCATCATTCGTCGCCAGAATCTGTATGCCGTCATTTGGTGATTAGCTTGCCACCTCACCAGAAACTGTGCAGGATGTTCACGGTCAACCTCACGGCCACGCTCGCCAAGATCTGCCCGCCTCTTGTAGATGTTCAGAGGTATCTTTGCAACGTCACCAGAGATAAGGCTTACTGCCTGATAGACAGGTGCGAGTGTTAATGCGCGTGATGCACCAACCATCTCGCCTGCACTGGTTGAATAATCACCAAAAACCTGATTCCAAACGACCGGATCGCCTAATGGTATATTCGGATTTTCTAAGGCTCGGTGATCCTGACCAGGGTAGACGAACATCTCACCATTTGTAGGCATATTAAATTAGCTCCACTGTGTTTGATTCATAGAAATCATAATTTGGCTGCTGTTCAGTTGAGATAGCTCGGCCGAGTGCCATGATTGCTGCAACAATGCCATCAATCTTCCGGTGATTGTCGGCCTTCGGTTTAACTGGCCTTTTGTTTTGATTTACATCAGTCTTTATTTCAACATTTCCTGCTTGCCAACTCAATATCGGATTCTTTGGATGCTGAAGCCCACCGCTCATAACCAGCCGCTCAAACTCTGCCGTTGGTCCAGCGTAATGCACGATAGTTTGACGATATTGCACGCGAGGGATTCCCGTCTCATCTTCAACGCGCTGCGTGAGTTCTTCTGCATACATTGGGTCAAAAGCAAGCTCCAGCACATTAAACCGCTCCCCTATTTCTTTAATTGTCGCTTCAACTCGTGAATAGTCTATAACGTTTCCTTCCGTCAGCTCTAAATGACCTACATTGGCCCATTCCAAGTAGGGGGATTTGTGATTGTTTTGCTCAGCTGTCTCCTTCGGAAGCCAGAACCACGGCCAGAATCTAAAGCTGCCATCATCTTGTGGAAAGCAGGCAACTGCTGCCGTCATGTCTCTGGTTTTCGATAGATCTAAAGCAAGATAGCAATCAGAGCCTTCCAAATCTTCAAGCGTGTAATTAACGCCACAGGCATTCCAATCTGATTGCCTCAGCCAGACATTCGTGGATGTAGACCAAACGTTGAGCCTGTACATTTTCCAGTTCTTGAAATCCGTTAGGCTGCGCTTTGCTCGCTCGTAACTAGTGCGGAATTCCTCACTCTTGATCGTGTGGCCCCAGGATGGATTGGCTTGTTTCCATATTTCCGGCTTACCACACTTTTTGTCATTGGAATCTTGCGGTGCGTAGTAGCTTATATATAGAAATTCATCATCTATTATTTCGCCTTTGTTGACCGCTTCACCATAATCCCACTGCCGTTTACCGTATCCATTTGGATTATTTCCAGCAGTTGAAACCTCAAACCGGATCGGCTCCGCTCGGCTGGCTCCCATATACTCAAGCACTGTTGCAAGACGTGAATCTACAACGTGAGTTTCATCAATAATAACCGAGCCATTTAGACCTTCCTGCCCGCTGATATTGTCGCCACTAAGCGTCTGATAGGTGCTGTTTGTGGGATGGTAAAGTATCACGCCGGTTGCTCTGTTCACGGTGCAAAGATTTGTAAGTACTGGTGACTGCTGCACCATCATACGCGCATGAGTATGAACAATCTGCGCCTGCTTGCCATCCTTAGCGGCTGAGTAAACTTTCTGCCCTTGCTCGCCATCTGCTGCCATGAGATACAATCCAACCATTGCCGCCGTTGGACTCTTGCCGTTTTTCTTTGGCACCCAGAGCGAGCACACTTTAAAGCGTCTAACTTCCCTATTCCAATCCTCTGAAAACTTAACCCAGCCAAACAGCCGCATAAAAAGCTCGTACTGCCAATCCATGATGTGAACCGGCTGGCCTGCATACTCACCTTCATACAAACGCAAATGGTCCTGGACAAATTCAATCATGTGAATGCCACGTTCTTCATCTATGCGACATCCGGATTTTGCTGCACGCTCATCAGCAGCATTTTTAATCCAGCGTTTTGTGACCTTATCAATTGGCACTGGGATTGCGTTCTCTTGGCTTGATTTTTGTTATTTGGGCAAATGTTTTGTTCACTTGAACACGTGAACGGCTTGAAGGTGTAAGCCCAAACTCCATGAGCCACTTCCGGCAAGCCTCAGCATTACGCTCACGAACTCTATCCCACTCATGCCGCTTCGTCATTACCTCGCCATCTTTGCCCTGAGTGACCTGCCAGGCGCCGTAACGTTCACACATTTCAACGGCTTTAAGATACTCGCTATAGGTCTGACAGTAGATTGCCAGTGCTGTTGCATCTACGCTGGAGAGTATATTTAGCTCAGTAAGTATGTCACACATCAACTCCCACTCATCGGCTGCTTTACCAATTAAGTGTGGAGGACATTTTGGCCGGTCACCTGGCGCGTCTGGTTCAAATACATTGCGGCGCTCAGGATGTTTTTTAAAATAGCCTTCGAGCTCCCTTAATGCAGTTGGCTTAGGTTTTCTACCTCTTGGCATTTTTAATCCAAAATCTGTTGCTTAATATTCAATGCAATTTCTTTCATGAAATTAGGGGGAACACAATTCCCTATTCTCGAAATAGCATTTTTACGATTGAAGAACTCAAAATCATCTGGAAAACTGGCAAGCCGTTTCAATTCATTCATAGAAAAATACCGCTTGCGATCTGGATGAACAATTCCAGTGACACCAATCTCCGACTTTACAATTGTTTGAACTGGCTTATCCCATTCTGACCACTGCAAACTCATATATCCTCCCTTATGTTTAGTAATTTTCTGAAACAATGTTTTATCTGTGGACCATTTTTTCGGTTGATATTTTGCTAATTCAGTTAGGCTATCTGGAAGCATCCGATGGTCATCATCATCTAATGATACATTTCTCAATGCTTGTCTAACTGTTTGAATTCCTGATTTAGCCTTTGGAAAAGATGGTTTAATTTTCAAGTCATTTCTAACACCAATGAAAATCAACCGGGGCCTTGATTGAGGAACATTAAAATATCCAGCATTCAACAGTTTTGCTTTTACATTGTAACCGGCACGTTTTAATTCGTTCATGATTTCAGCAAAGATCAATTTCATCTTTCCTTTAACCATGCCGGAAACATTTTCCATCACAAAAACCTTAGGCTTCATACCTTTAAGCAATCGAATGTATTGTTCAAACAATCTATTCCTGGAATCATTCATTACACGTTTGCCAATAGTGCTAAATCCCTGGCATGGTGGTGAGCCATCAAACACATCTAATTCACCTGGTTGAATTCCAGATAATTCTATACATTTATCAACAGACAGGTCTTTAATATCGCCAGCAAACAATGTCGTATCAGAGAAATTAGCTCGGTATGTTTTCACAGCATCATCATCAAATTCTACTGCAAGAGCAACATTAAACCCTGCTAACTTATAACCCAATGAAGAACCACCGCACCCTGAAAATGTTGAAATTACATTAGGCTTACTTTGGGAACTCATGACCGCACTCCGGGCATTGAATATAGATAACATCATCAACACACATCTCATCAAATTCTTTACCATCAGCATCAGGTGGCAATGGTAATGATGTTAGACTTTCAAGCAAGTCATTTACGTGCACGTTATTTGAATCAATTTCAGCGATTAACTCCTGGAGCATTGAATCATTTGAAATAGCCATACTAGATAAGGGATCATGACTTGCAAGAATAAGGTTTGCTTCTTCTTCAGTCACATCTAAAACCAATACAGGGATTTCTGCATCGTCATCTATTTCTTTTCGCAGATGCCCATCAATTAGAACCAAACCCTTTTTAGTTTCTCTTGCTAATACTGCATCGGCCCAACCCACCTCATCAAGAACTCCTTGGAGTGCTGTACGTTGTGAGTCAGGATGTTCACGCCAATTCTTAGGATTGGCAATAAGGTCTGAAGCCTTAACACGTCTCAGCTCTTTAATTCTATCTTTAATCATTTAATACCTTTTTGTTTTTGTGGGGAAAAATACAGAGACCTAGAACAATGGTCTCCTGTCGAAAACGCTTTTGAAAATATGCCCCCCCTCCCTCCTGGTCACTGGCCACTGGCAGTCTTTCGATCGTGGCATCGTTTACACATTGCTTGCCAATTGTCTAGGTCCCAGAACAGTTGCTTATCTCCTCGATGGGGTTTAATGTGATCTACAACGGTTGCAGGCTCAACCCTACCCCCCTGCTTACATTGTACGCATAGAGGATTAGATGCAAGAAAGACAAGCCTAGCCTTGCGCCATCGTGCATCATAGCCACGTGCAGAGGCACTCCCTCTCTTATCTTTTTTTACCGGCTGCTTAACCTTCTTACACCGGCACCCTCCTCTTTGATTACAGTAAACACAGAATGTACTGGCAGCTCTTGGCATGGATTCATTATGCCTAAGGTGGCAATAATGCAAGAGTAAGGAGACTACAATGCAAATGCCCTTCTCTCTCAAACATAAACATAACAGCTTCAACTGCCTCACATATAAGCCACATGGTGAGCATTGGTCAGAAGATGTGCTGCTACTATCTGACCTACACTTTGATAATCCACACTGTGACCGCGACCTACTTAAGAAGCATTTAGACCAGGCAGTAGACCGTAATGCTGCAATTATAGTAGCTGGAGACTTCTATTGTGCCATGCAGGGTAAGGGGGATCTTAGAGGTAATAAAGAGGACATACGGCCAGAGCATAATGTTGGCAACTATTTAGATAGTCTAATTACAGAGGCTGTGGAATGGTGGCAGCCATATAAGCACCATTTAGCGATCATTGGCAGGGGCAACCATGAGCAAAGCGTATTAGACAGAAAGGAGGTAGATCTACTCGGCAACTTTGCTGCAATGATGCGATCCTCTGGAGGCATCACGCAAACAGCTGGATATGCTTCCTTTATTAAGCTGGAGTTTAGATATAAACGGCTAATTCAGGCAATGATCTATATGCACCATGGATATGGTGGTGGTAGCCAGTCAACCAGGTCCACTAACCATTGGATGCAGTATATTGGCCAGGTTCAGGCCGATATGTATTTAGCCGGTCATACACATTGGAAAGAGCATGTGCCATATCGCAGGGCAACATGTAATGGCCACGGTAGGATTGAGTATAAAGACATACACTGCTTACGGCTCGGTACGTATAAGGATGAATACCGCTCCAACAACATGAGTGGCTATCACCACGTCAAAGGCAGAGGACCACGGCCATTGGGTGGTTACTGGATGACCATGACCAGAGCCAGCCATGCAATGGCATATAAATTCTCTGAATGCTAAAGCACCTCACGAGGATCTACTGGTGTATGCCTCTCATAGTATTCCATCTGTGCCTGAATAGCCTTTTGCATGTCACTCATCATACGCACCTGTTTATATTGCTTATATAAAGCAATTCCATGAAGTGCAGCATTAGCCGTGAAGTAGATAAAGCCGGTAAAGAAAAAAAGCCATGCAACCCTTGAGCTGCACAGCTTATGTTGTTTGTCTGCCATTTGCCTGCCCCTATTGTCTGAATATTGCTATTCAAATTATAGAAGCAGGCTTATAGCTATTCGATTACTTTCACCACTGGCTTCAATCCGAGGCTTTTTGCCATTTGCATTAAAGTGTCCCACGGTGAATCAGAATGAAACATTTCCGCGCGATACCAGGTACTTTGTGCCATGCCAGCCTGCTTTGCAGCTGCATTGACAGTTAGCCCTTTTTGCTCGCGTTTATTCTGAATCATTATCAATAAATCCATTTTCTTTAGACTAGCCATTAAAATCATCCTCCGTGAATGGAGTTAAAGAAATCTCGTCAACGCCGGTTGGCTCATATTCGCACTGCTCAAGATAAGCCAGAAAAGCCTCATCAACTATAATTTGTGGATAGCACTTTACAGCCGATTGGTCATATACGTTGGTGGCCAGAATCACCTTGTAAGCGTCAACTTCAATGCCACCTTGCTGCTCATGTATCAGAATCCAGTTCCTAACAAAATCAACAATATCACGTGTCAGCTCCGGCCTGCCGCCTCCGTCTGCTTCAACGTCTTTAATCTTTTCAAAGTATTTTCTAGTAATCAACACCTTAGTTGTTAGTAATTGCATAATGCACCTCACTTAAAATTAAGAAATTAAACAATTTAAAGAAACCACATAGATATGAACATGAGCAGCGCGAGGATACCATTTAGTGGTCCTAATGTTCACGTACTTCATGCCCGCACGTTTTCGTATGATTTCATAACATTCTTCAGCATCATCAAAGCTATCAAAAGCCCACGCGCATTTTGATAATCCTCCTTTAGCTTTACCCCAGCCGGACATTTGAATGTCTGTTGCTGTCACAAGATATGTATGCGTTTTGAGTTGCTCTGATGTTCTATCATCTTGTCTAATAACTGACATTGCTGGCCTCCCATTCACCATTAAACCATTTAGATTGACTGTGACCGGTAAGCCACTCCTTGCATTCTTGCGAAAGTGGTCTTTCTAAAATCTTAATGGCTAAAATATCAAGAATGATCCACACAAATCTGGAAGCAAATTGGCTTGCACTATAGAGCTTCTCACCCCATATTCTGGTTTCATAAGAACCATAGTTATTGATAAATTCTAAAGGTGAACCATTCCAATCAAACCTTTCTGCATAATCAACTACCACGTTCCACATTTCAACATCATATTCAGCATAAAAGCTTCTACAATCATGTCCCGTATGCAAATTGACTGGCGCAATTTCTGGACCTTTGTGACTAAGTAAACTTTCAAAGAATTCATCTATATCAGATGGACAATCCAGATTAGCTCTTTTAACAATACCTTGAATTAAACTTTTCTCGTACTTTCCGTACATTTTGCACCTCGTTTCAAATATTTAGTTAGTCAATAATGTTGTTAGTTTATGAATTACGTCGCAAGTCCGATCCAAATCAAAAACAACATTTTTCATTATTTCATCATAGATCTGCTCTTTGCGCTCGTCGTCATATGTTGTCGAGTCGACAATAGTACAAACGATTGCTGATAACATATGCTGCTTCTCGGAAAATATATCCTTTACGCCTTTACTCACTTTATTTCTCCTCGTTAGTTAGTTGTTTAATAACCGTAACATTCGTGTTCTATTTCTTCATCCAACAGCATTTGATATAAGCTGCTATGTGGTTCGGGATCATCCGGAAAAAACATCTCAGCTTCTTCCATATACTGTCTCTTGATTTCATGATTAAAGAAGAAAATGAAATCCGCTCCTCCATCACCTTCATTTTCACCTTCAGCAACTCTTATATCGTTTAGATAAATGTCACTCTTATATGCGATACCATGACATGTTTCTAAATACTTTGTGTTTTTAACTTTGAATGCTGATTTCACTTTATTTCTCCTCGTGTTTGTAAGATTAGGACCAACCATAACCGCTGCAGCAACGGATATGGTTCATTGTTCTAGCAATCTGGTTTACATCCAAATCACCGTAGCTAAGAATATTACCGAAAATAAAATTCTTACCATTTCTTGATTTGTTGAATAGAAACTTTTCAAGGTCTCTCAAGTTATGAACGGTTGCAACATATTTATGATCTAAAAATTCGATTTCAATCATAAGAGGTTTCACTTTATTTCTCCTTGTGTTGGTGGTTCTTAGATTTTAGTTTCCAAGAGTGTGTCGTTTGAATAGGTGAGTTTGTAGTAGTTCAATCCGTGTTCGAATGTTACTGTTGTCGAGCTACAACCTGCTGGCTCGTTATCGAATACGGTCATCCAAGTTCCGTCGACGTTTACTTGGTCGCAAGGCTTTAGGCTGTATGGTGCGAAGTGGCGGATGTTGTTTTGAGTTGTCACTTTATTTCTCCTCGTTAGTTGTTGTTAATTGTTATATCGGTATTTTAAGCGTTAACGCATAACATGAACGCCCCAAAAACAGCCAATTAACCAAAAAAAGGAAACTATTTCTGGTCGACTAATTCAACAATGATCCTGGATAGATTAACCAGATCTTCAAGTTCACAGATAGCAAGCCATTGCTTGCCGTTCTTTCGATGGAATACTACCGGCACATCGTCAGCCTTTGAATCACTAACCGCCTGTTCAATCCATTTATACATGCTGCCGGATTCGCAGCGTTTACATTCAACATGAATGCCGGGAACTCCGGACACGTCGCCATCGTGATTAGCACCACAAAATTGTTGTGACCGATAAGCCTCAACTTTCAAAAGCTGACTGAGCCTTCTTGAAAGCTCCCTTTCACCAGCCTTACCCTTATTGCGTGACATTCGTCCGCTCATTCTAATCCCATGTATTTCATAACTGCTCGACCGTTTACCTCTTGAGTTGTCAGCCGATAAGTGTGATACAACCTCTTGCCTTCTTTGTCAAAGTGAAATGCCGCAGGAACTCGCATCTGTATGATAGGCTCTTTTGCATAACACTTCTGACCGTCATTCGGACCACCAAACAGCACCATCTTAAAACCATCTGGATTGCTGTTCATCTTGTTCTCAGTAGGGCCACTTCTCTGCAAGTACATCATTTACACCATCGATTCTACCAAGCCACCGGCCGAACTTACCTGTTTTGTTAGTTGTAATAGCAAACTCGCCATTTTCATCCTGGGCAAATCGTAGCAACATCTCGAGCTCATCAGTTGCTTCTTTGAATCCAAGACGACCTCGCTCCGGTGTATTAACTCCATCCAATCTGATACGCACTACACAGAAACAATGAAAGCCTAAATCAATACGAGCATCAAAGGTGTCACCGTCCACCACCTTAATGACCTTGCAGCGTTTGTACTCACGCATAATCACCCTCCGGCTCGTGAATCTTATTGTTCATCTTTCTGAGCAACTCCTCCATCTGGCTCATCAGCTGCTTGGCAGCTAGCCTCTCCATAAAAGGCAAGTCCTCGTTAATTTCTTTCATCACCAAAATACTATCGCACAACAGATCATGTGCCTGCATCATCAATCGTTCTTCAGTCACGATAAATCCCCCTCAAGTTGATCGCGTAATATGCTTTGAGCAAACTGCAAATAATGAATGGCTTTGCCAAGATCCTCAATTGCACCTTCAACAGTTCCGGCCTTTAAATCATGCCGGTGCATGTACTTACCAGCATTAAACACACAAGCCATAATTGCTGCCTGGTCACCGTATGCGTCACGGAATGTGTCGAAGTATTCAAGATGACCTTCCGGCCTTTTGTAGTGCCTGGCTGGTGTTACTTTTTCTAAATCCATATCGCACCTCTTTTAGTTTATAAGACAACTGCCCCCGCTCGCGCCTAAAGGAGGCAAAAGCACAAGCGGGAGCGAGTTGTTAGAGTTACACACACGAAACTCTGGCTGTTATTTTGCCACCGGCCAGTGGGCAATGCCTGCCGCCAACAACTAACAACACAGCGGCTAAGCCCGGCATCAGGCTAATTCGATTCTGGCGCCTGGTCACGTTTCTCTGCCTTTTCAATTTCATCCAGGATAGGTTGCACTAAATCCGTTGGCACTTCATTCTCACCAATAAACCGACCTTTAAGCTGTTTCCATCTGACAGCATGTTTGACAATGTGACACCAAAAGCGGAGCATACCGACACGCTCCATTCCTATACCATTTGCAAGACCAAATGCCATTGATAGCAGTATGGGGCTATTGCTTCGCACCTTAAGCCGGTCGGAGCTGACCGGATCAATAAAGAATAAACGCATTAGATTTCCTCCTGTTCAAGTTTGCTCATCAGTTTAGCTAGCTCCTCACGTTTTGCAAGGAGCTTGTTTTTATCTTTGCGACTAAGTGCACCATTTTTAAGTTGTCGATTTATTTCACCAGCCTCACGCATGGCCCTTTGATAACGATCATCAGCCAAATGGCCTGTAAGTGGTACTGCACCACCACGATCTTTAGCAGGTGCAGGAAAAATGTTTTTCCAGTTCATTACCACCGAATGCGTCACAGCCTTTTGCAATTGCTTTACAGTCTTAAACTCAAAACGTTCAACAGCTGCATTAAGCCTCTTAGCTGTAAAGGTTCCATGCTCAGCGTTATAGTATTTCTCAAACTCTCTGACGGCTGACATTGCTAATTCAAACTGGTCCTCATCAAGCGCAGCGAAAAAAGATAAAGACCTTATATCTTTTCTTTTTATTTTTTCTTTATTCTTATTCTTTCTTATATATTCTTTTTCTTTTAGTGCCGCTCTTGTTCCGTCTTTGTTCCATCCTTGTTCCACTCCTGTTCCGTCCTTGTTCCGCTCTTGTTCCACTCTTGTTCCAGCTTTTTGATAGTCATCGTTGTAAGTGCTCCAATTGCAAAGGCTTACGTGCGTTCTGTTATGTTCCGTTTTTAGAACAATATTACCGAGCAGCTCGAGCTTTTTTAGTAAACGATACGCAGAACTGCGCCCACAATTTAATAGCTCAGAAACTGTAACTGTGCTTGTTATAAGCTCGCCGGACTCAAGAATAGTACCATCCGGCAATTGACCACGCTTGAAGTTAGCATTCATAAGTAGCCAACACCAAAGCTTCCAGAGCTTTTCATCTTTAAAGACAGCAGAATGCTCAGATTTTCTCCATAACTTTACAAAGCCATCCATGACTTTATTCCCCCTTTAAAAAAACCGTTGGCCGAGCTGCTGAACATCAGCGCGTTTCTTATACTCTCGACCAACGGCTGGAACTACATCAACCTAGAATGGTATATCGCTGTTTTCAGGCGGCATCTCGCGCGTGGGCTCGTGTACCTTCAGCGGTTGCGCTGGTGCTGTGCCCTGGTTATCAAGGACCACATAACCCTTCACGCGATTCTGCTCGCCATATGTTTCGTCTTTTTCGATAGCCAACTTCAATTGGCCGGATAAGCCTTTCAACTCTTTTCCAGAAATAGTGTCACCGGCTTTCAAGCGGTCATGTAAACCAGTGGCCTTGCAAAACTGGCTTATCTTAAAATAAGCCTTTTCTGTTTTGACAAGATAATCAAATATCTGAATATGGCCACCTTGGCCATCAAAAATTTTAAGTGTTACCTTCCACATTTCATTGTTCGCATGGCTAAACTTATCTTCACCAGCCATAACAGAAAAATCGTATATGCCTTCTGGTAGCACTTTAAAACTGCTTTCCATATCTTTATCGGCCCATTCTTTAACTAAATCCATCTTTTCACCTCATTAAGTAAGAGTTTCTTCTATAAAGTTAATACATTTCTTCTGGATATCATTAGGCAATTTAGAAATACTATCAACGCCAGCCTTTTCAAGCCACTTGTTAACTGTTGCCTCTGGCACTTCATGATCGGCAATCAGCTTCTCAAGGATCTTTGATTGCTTGGTGGCCTTACTCTTGGCCTCCACATCACTCCTGCCATACGTATCTGCAAAGGTGTCATAGCTCCAAGGAAAACGCTTACCGACAGGAAAAGCCTCTACACGACTCTTGCGCACTGTAGCAATCCGCTTTGAGCCTTCAAGCGTAACTTCACACCAAAGGTCTAGCTCATACTCCAGCTTCTCCCAACAATCGAAAGTGTCACCAATGACGGTACCATCATCCCACTGTGGCTTTGCATGAGCAACAAGAAGAACATTCATGTCTAGCTGGTCCAGGTTACGTATTAAACGCCGCATCCATTTGATGGCTTCCTTCTTATCAGCACCATATTGAGATCCAACGGTTTTCTCTGCTTCGCTGATTTGCACCATCCACCACTTGGTTATGCTATCGAGAATGACCGTCTTGCGATCATGCTTTTGAGTAATTAGCTGATGGATAGCCTCAACAACCTGCACTGCATCTTGAGAGCCATCGGCCGGTCCCATATATAAAGCACCGGCGTCTTTGAGTTTATCCAGGTAGTGCGGCTCACTCGCACCATTTTCTACATCTACATAAAAGACATCAGGAAATTCAATTGAACCCCAAGTCTTTCCAACGCCGGACCGCCCGCTTAACAACATCTTGATTCTTCGGGGTTTTACATTTTCCGGTTTCCGCCCAATTGATAACGTCATCGCTTAGCACCTCATATTTGGCTGAGAATCTCCCAGCTTTATCACCAATCCAGTAAATAAAATCTGAACCACTTAATGGCTCACCAGTAAAAATATCTTCAGCGTTTGCATACCTTTCAGCAAACAACTTAACTCGTTCCTTCCTTGTCATCTGTTTCCTCCTTGTTAACAGAATCTAAAATTTGATCTTGTTCCTCACACATCGACCGCCACCAGCTCGCCCAAATGTTGAACTGATTCATGACTGTATTAGTTACAACAACCGGCTGAAAAACAACCTCGCCATCATCTCTAAGAATTGGCATTACCACCCTCATCCCTTTCCTCAAGCATTCGCTGGAACCAACGAGCCAGGCCAAGACATGATTGGGGTGAGGCATCAGAAATTTGTCGTTTCCGATGGATTGCCACTGCACGCTGTCTGTTACGTTTAGCCGCAACGTGTGGTTGTGAACATCCAAGGCAGTAAAGTCTATATCCGCCTTGAAATCTAGTGCCGCAGTCTTTGCATCGCCAATAGTTTTTCCTTTCCTGTTTTGTCTTTGATTCACCTGAAATTACCTTTGCAACAATGAAAATGGACCTGCCGGTTTGCCGCACAATATCAGCTTTAGACAAGCCCTGATGATATAAATCTTTAATTGTTTGGCGTTCTTTGACTGTCAGCCTGGTCGGTTTGTTGGCCATATATCTCATTCCTGAGCTCTGTAATCTCAGCTTCCATTTTAGCCACTTGAACTTCCAAACTTCTACAGCGTTTCCTGCAATCGCGCAATCTGTTCATTGAATCTGTTAATTCTGCTCTGAGAATGTAATTGTTGACCATCATTCACGCTCCAATCTATATTCAAAAGCAAGAGGATCATGTTTAGATCTGCGTTTGCTGATTCTATAACCAAGTTCACGTAATTCTCTTACGCGCCGAATAGGATCACGACAAATCCTTTTGCCAATCGGACTAGCTGCACGACTGATAGCATGATAATCATGCCAATGGTGATCTGATAATAGATTTAGAATGCGTTCGGCAGCAGTGCCAGGAGTAACGCGATTAAATAACGATAGTTGCTTGAGCATTTTGCACCTCCTTGCATCAAGTCAAATGTAGGTGGCCTCCGTGCCTGCATTTAAAAATGCCCTACATAATTTCATAGATGAAAGTTTAATTAAAAAGAGGACTTTCGCACATGCCTAAATTGCCTTTATTTTGAAATAAGAAACCAAAGAACAGTTGCAAGTGCAGTCAGGCCGGATCCAAGAGCAAGCCGCACAGCCCAGCGCGTATTGGCCACCTGTGTTTCAAGAATTTGCTCCTGGTGATAAATTCGTGCTTCAAGCGATGGCTTGCCATTACCTCTAAATAAATGTGCAATAGGCTTTAGCTCAGCATGAACAGCTTCAACCTTAGTCGTTAGCTGGCTAACCTCATTACGTATTAGGTTCAAAACTTCTTGGTCGGTCATCGCATCTTCTTTTTAAAGATACCCCCACACACCGGCTGAAAGGTAAACCGATGTGCAGGGGATCGAGGTGCCTCGTCTTTGCTCTACTCAATTATCGAGCTATTCAATATCTAATTCAATTCGTTCATTTTTCCAGAATGGCAGAATGCCAGTATCAGTAATTAGTCTTAGAGCAACATTTGCAACTGCCAGACCGATGGTGACATAACCGGCAATTCTTGGATTTTCAAGAAGCAGCTCCTCCTGGCTAACTAATGTTAAAACAGCAACGGCTGCTGTTAGTATGTTGACAACCATTGTGCGTGATTTCCACCACGGCTTACTTGCTGAAGATTCCACTAATCTTATCCTTTATAGAACCAAACATATCACCGACTTTGAAAGCACTGGATTTCATAAACAGCCAGACTGCACCCATAGCAATTAGAAACCACTTGATAAGGTTTGCTAGTGCATTCCGCTTTTCAGCAACAGCTTTTGACTTCTCAGCACTCGCACCAATCTTGGCTACTTTGTACTGGTACTTGTTATCTTTCTTTTCGATTTTAGTCTCTTGGCGATCAACTCGAATGCTGCCGTTATCCTCAGCCTCACCAACGACAACAACAGGCTGCTGCTTACGCTTACTTCTTCTCTTAAAACCCATCAGTAAATCCTTCCGGCTGGTGGACAGATAACCCAGGCGCCTGTTAGCTGTGCAATTTCTTTAGATTGAACAGGACAGCTTTCAACGAACCACTGTAATTTACGCTTCTTAAATTCATGTGCTTTGTATTTGCTGATTGCTCCGGGCTTGCTCCGCTCAGCCTCAGACTGCCACGGCCCCATCACAAGCTCATTATATTTGATGCCATGCTTCTTTAACCATACTTCTGTTATCTTGCGATCCTTTTCAAATCGAGCTGTGATAATTGCCGGGATCGTGTAGTTTCTTGGAAGGTGCAAAGGCACACATGGCTTGTTATGAGGTGGCTCCTGGTCCTCGCACAAGATGCCATCCATATCAAACGCACACTTTTCAACAAACTTGCTGTTGAAGAAATTCCACTCTAAGAAGTGTGGAGGTTCTAGCTCAACTCCAACCACGTCTATTTCAACCAGCTTTGCGTGAGGATTCTTGTACACTGCTCCAAACAGGTGTGGCTTTGGAAGTCTATGCTTCTTGCTTGTTGTTCCGAGCATCACTGTATCATCAACCAGCAACAAACGATTCATTCCATTCTTTACATCTTTAAACCTGCGACCATGCCCGCAATACAATACCTCTTTGGATTCGAGTGTATATAAAGGAAGGTTTAGATGAGTTGCAAGGATGCTGGCTGGAAGCATTCCAGATCTCGGAATACCACAGATTCCAGTAACTGATGGTGGAATATGCTTAACCATTTGCAGAGTATCGGCTGCAAGCTGGCTGGTGGTAATCCACCGAGCATTGCTGAAAGCACTGGTAGGCATCAGGTTGTTTGCCTTTTGCCTCCTTTTATTACAGCCACCGCAAGGCTTCAAGCCAATTGCCTTTGTGACTCCTGCAATGGTGTCACCAAGACCTTTTTTCAGTGAGCAGTTGCGTCTGGTTGGCTTAGCTTTAACACGACCGCAATTGATGCAAGCCACACCGCTTTCATGCTTATTCCAGATGCAATCCATTAACCAACCTGCACACTCACAGTAACAACATCTGTTTTGCAATTTGTAGTGTTCATTGTTTCTGTCCAGGTCTCTGTGCCATCAAGCGCACAAGCTGCTGGATACGTTTGGCCTGAATCATACTGCCAGACGATACGCTTACTGCTGTGGCCTATTTCTAATATTTGCAATTCCCATAGAGCGTTATTCGTTGCTAAATCCTCGGAAACGCATAACCTAACGGTCGTATATCGCGCACCCTGAAACTCTACGCCAGAAATTTCATAATCACACTCAAAGAACGTGGTTGCATAACCAGCTTCAAATTCCCAGCAGCAGCCCCATGTCTGCGTGACTGTATAAACATCATCAACATCAGTACAATCCAAACAAAAGCCACCGCCGGTAGTGCTTGGATTGCTATCCTCAAAACCATCTAATGTTACATCGAATTCCATTGGCAGCGTATCACTACAGCACAACCGCTGGCAGGCTTCACAGTTGCTGTTTTCGTCTGCTGTACGCTCAAGCCAGAATTCTTGTAAACGCATACCATAATCATCATCTGACCTGCTGCCGCCAATGTAGCCATAACCGCCCTTCATACCAACACCGGCCTGTTTTCCACCTTTATTTGTAATAGCCGCTTCCGCAAAGAACGATGTATCTTGGTCGTCAAATGGTGGCCAAGGATTACCATAAGATGCGCTTGCACTGAAGATGTTCAGCTGCATTGCAGTCGTTGACTTGCAAACGACAATATAAAGCTCAGGCCATCCGGCTAAATCACCAGAATCCACTTTTATAGTTCCACCAATTTGCGTATCACTGCCAGAGGATCTGTCATAGAACCGCACTTCAATTGAATCACCTGTGCGGCTGCCATCGTGATCTATATCAACATAGTGAAAGTTATCTTCATCAACGTAGTCCACAACCATTCGTGCTGTCGCTGTATCTGTGGCTGTGGCCCACAGAAACTTGGCACCTACTACACAGTTATAAGGACTCTCTGTTATTTCAGTTTTGCAGATTAAAAAGCCATCACCGCAGGCATAACCGATCTCCCCAAAGGAAACGGTTGAATCAAACGCATCAGCAATCCAAGGAACACTACTGCTTGAAGGCTCCTCTATCTCATGCCAGTAAGTGGAATATATATCATTGACCTCTGTTCCACGGCAATCATCGTGATAGATAATACACTCTTTGCAACAGCAATTAGGGTACCACCATTTTCTGGACCACCACGGAAAAGGTGCAGGCATTATGCAGTCCCACAATCAATAGACAGCTGGATAATTCTGTAGTAATAACTGCCAGAGCTAAGGAGATCATCCATAAACTGAGCAACTCCTGCTGTGCCATCAACGCCTTCAAAAAGATACGTGATTGGAGATGTATCAATTCGCCAATTCAAGACGGTTTCAATATCACCAGGATGAATGCCATCAAGTGGTGTGAATGTGTCGTGAATATTCCAAACCGCATCAGACTGTGTATAACCAGCCGTATTATTAATGCCAAACAGAATAAACTTCGCAACTGTCTCACATTCAACCATGTGATATGCACCATTGATTAGCTCTGCGTATCCATAGCTGCCTTCCAAATCACTGCCGTCTGGATGTGTTCTCGGTCCCTTCGCAAACCTGAATCTACCCCAAGGATCATAAACAGTAATATCACCAGTATCAGTTGCTCCAAGAGTAAGACCATTGTCTGTTGAATCATCGTTTGCAGGATCAAATGCAAACTCTATTGAATCTGCCTCTGCAAAATAATACTGCACCTCTGTATCAGCGGGTCGCTTGTAGGCTTGGGGATCTTGATTAAGGCGAAAGCGTACCAGCTTCTCACCATTCCCCTGAATCACAAATCTGCCAGTAAGTGAGTTGCGCTGA